CTTCGTAGACTTCGGCTTGGGCGGCTTCGGTGCGGCAGGGGGCTTCGGAGCCTTGGGGGCTGCGGCGGGCTTCTTGCCGCCCGCAGGGATGCCCGTCTTCAGTTCCTTGTGCTTGAGGGCAGCGTCAGCGACCTCGTTCGGCTTGCCCGCATCCACGGGGGCGGCGACGGTCGATACGCCCGCAGCCTTGTCCTGCTTGATCTGCTGCGTCATGGCGGCGGCGAGTTGCGGGTCTTTCTTGACATCCTTGAGCAACTCGTCGATGTATTGCTGCGCAGCCTTGATGCCGACCTTCGGGCCTGGGAAGAACTCCCACCTGCGGTCGTTGATGTACATCCTCACGGGCTTGCCGAAGCCCGTCCCCAACTGCTTGATGGTGATCTTCTGATTCTTGTACGGCACGGTCTGGACGAAGAACTCCTTCTCGAAGTTCGGGTCGAGGCTCATGTCGTCCTTGGCGGCACCCGCAGCGGTGGGGACGATTCGGAGGTCGCCCGCCTTGATCGGCTTCGTGGTCGGCGGGGCTGACGGTGCGCCCGTGAGGTTCTCACCTAGCACAGACTCCGACATCTCGACCCGCAGACCGTCGAGATGGGACTTCACCCTGCCGTAGAGTTCGGCACGGACGGCATCCCTGAACCCCGATGCGTTGCCTTCGCCCGCAGCGTCGATTGCCGAGTTGAGAGATTGACCTTCGTTCGATCCCATCCGTTCCCCTTGTGCGGCTCATGCAAGCCCGAATTGGCTGTTGTCGGGTTCGATCTTGCCTTGGTTGCGCTCGGCTTCGATCTCCTTGTCCATCTGCTTGATGTCCGACTCGCTGAATCCAAGCACATTCTTCCGCACCCATTGGTGCGAGTAGTACTTACCTATGTAGGCTTTGATGTTCCCCAACTCCTCGACCTGCTGCTTGCGGACCTCGGCGTTCTTGAGTTCCGTGAAGAGGTTGTCCTTGAGGAAGTCGAAGTAGATCGCCTCCTTCATCTCAAGCCACTCGTCCTGAGTGATGATCTTCTTGAGGATCAACTGCTTCTTGAGGATGTCGAAGAACAGTTCGCTGAACTTGGTGCGGAGCCTGTGGACGAACTTCGTGAACCGAACCTCGTCACGGGTGATCTCCGTCGAGCGACCGAGGTGGAAACTCTTGTCCTGCTCAAGGCGGCTTGCGGGGACGCAGAGGGAGCGGTACAACTTCTTCTGAAAGTAGATGACATCGGTGAGTTCACCGAGGTTCGCCCCGCCTTGTAGCGTCGTGATCTCGGTTCCACGGCTACCCTCACGGCGGGGGAGCCAATAGTCCTCAAGCATCGACATGAACTTCTTGTCGTCCCTCACCTCGCCCGTGCCCGCATCGTAGACGAGGCGGTTGCGGTAGCGGTTCATCAGGTCCTTGACATACTGCTCCGCCTTGGTCTTGGGGAGGTTGCCGACATCAATGTAGAAGATGCGCCTCTCGGGCGCACGGGAGATGCGGTAGATGACGATGGCATCCTCAAGCATCCGCAGTTGGTTCAGCGGCTTGATCGCCTTGTGGAGGAAGCCCACGGTGCGCTTGTAGCGGCTGTCCATGAGTCCCGACGAGCAGAATGCGATTGCATCCTCGCTGATCTTGATGCCCGCAGCGTTGCCGCCCGCACGGGGGTTGTCCTTGTTGTAGAGGTAGAAGTCCTTGTACCCCGTGATGACCTTCGTGCCGTTCTTCAGGGTTTCCTTCTTGTACTCCCTGATCTTCTGAATGTTCATCGGATCGACATACCGCATCTCAAGGATGCCCTTCTGCGGGTTCTCCTCGTCGATGATGATGTGGAAGAAAATCTTGCCGTCCACATACCAACGGCGGAAGATTTCGGCACCCTTCGTCTCGAACTGCATGACCCGCAGGAGGTTGCGGAACTCGTCGTGAATCTTCTGCTTGACCGAGTCGGGCGTGTCGAGCCTGTCGAGGAGAATCTTCACGGGCGACTTCTTCTCGCCCATGATGATCGACTCGTTCACGATGTCGTCGATGGCGACCTCCACGATGGGGTCCTGCGCCATCTCACGGTACTTCATCGTGAGTTCAAAGTCGTTGCGGACGGTGCCGTCGAGATCGACATACTTACCGTAGAAGCCGCCCGCCTCGACGGGGATCGCTCCGTCGTCGAAGGTGGGCACGACGAACGACTTCGTCGCCTTGTCCTGTGCCTTCTGCTTCTTGCTGCGCCCTAGGCTGAAGCCAAAGAGTTCCATGATGTAGAGTCCCTCCGTGGGGTTAGGTGGTCACGCCATCGACCTCGAAGTACTGATACGAGATCGTGACATCGAAGGTGGAAGGCTCGGACTGCGCAGCCATGTCGAGGGTGATCTCGTTCATGGTGGTCGGCCAGCATCCGACCAACTTGTAGCGGGCGATGGGATTACCTTCACGGGTGAGCGGAGTCACCGTCCAATCGGTCATAAAGCCATTCATGGCGTTCGGACCGACATTGGTTCGGTTCGTGTTCATCAGGTTCATCCACGACTCGAACGCCTTGCGCAGACCGTAGGTGCCGTCGTTGTAGCAAGTCATCGACCAATCAGCGAAGGACTTGTCGCCTGGGTACTTGAAAGCCCTACCCATGTAGAAGGCGTTGTTCACGGCTATCGTGGACGAGGGAATTTTCGAAGACTTGCAGAGGAACGAAATCTGCGAACTCGGGTTGCCTCCGCCGACCGCTGCGATGGTGTTGTTCACCGCACCGCCGACCGCACCCCCGAAGAGGGCACCTGCGACAGCCGCCGCACCTTGGATTGCGCCGACGCTGTTCCCAGGGAAGTTGCCTTGGACGAGGAACAGGTTGTTCCTCGCAAGACCGTTGATGAGGTTGGCACGGAATGCGTCGATGCTGAACTGTGACATTTAGGACTCCTTCTCTTTATGTAGCGGGGTTTCCATCATCACGATCAGGCACCGAATTCGTTGAAGTTCACGCCCGTCTTGGTGGCGACGAAGTTCAACTGAATGAAGTTGATGCTGCGGTTCGGCTTGATGTAGATGTCAGCCACGAACCTGTTGCTGTCGATCACCTCGGGGGTGTTGTTCTTCTCGTCGCACACGACCTTGAAGTCGAAGATGCCACGACGAGCCTGAACATCACGGAGGAACGGTTCGATCAGGCTGCGGAACTGCGCACGGGTGAAGGCATCGTTGAACTCGAAGAGGCTGTACTTGGCAGCGGTCGAGATCGCCTTCTCAAGCACGATGAAGAGGCGGCGGACATTGATGCGGTCGAAGGCGGACGACTTCGTGAGGGCGGTCTTGTCGCCGTAGAGGACGGTGCCCTCTCCCGAGAAGGTCACGACGGGATTGATGTTGTTCTTGTAGAGCGTGTCCCTAGTCGATTGACGGGGTTGGAACGCCAACTTGACAACGCCACGAATCTGACCACGGTTGAACCCTGCGGGACTGAACCACGGGTCGAAGTTCGCATCGGAGCGGGCGCAGAGTCCCGCAATGTCTCCGTTCAGCGGCACCCAACGGTAGGTGTCGTTGTAGACATCGTACATGTACTTGTAGCCCGAGTCGATAACGCAGTACGAGGACGAGCCGATGTTGTTCCTGTATTGGATCGCACGGTTCATCTTGTTCGCATCGGTGTCGTTCGGGTTCTTGTTCGGAACCGAGAGGAACGCAACGCAGTCCTTGCGGGCATCCACGATGTCCTTGATGGCAGGTCCGACAAGACCAGTCTCCTCGTGGGTGAGATCGGCGTTCGGCGTGAAGTCCTTCTCGGGACCGCCGATGATGAGGTTCACATCGACGGTGTCCGAGTCTTGGAAGAGGTAGTAGCCCTCGGGATCGTCATCGGGGTCTTGTCCGAGGGCGATATGCGTGTAGTTGTTCAGAAGAGCGGTATCGCCGTTGTTGCCCGACGAAAGGTCGAACACGCCGACTCCGAACGAGGCGTTGGTGACATTGGTCGCAGCCGACGAGGACAGACCGCCCGCAGCCGATTGGTCGTACTGCCAATTGTCGGTTGCGCTGCTCCATGCACCCGTTCCACCGATGAAGATGTCGCTGAACGAAGTCGTGGTGTCCTTCGGCAGGGCGAAGATGTACTTCGACTCCCTGTTGATCTTGTCGTAGTAGCAGACGCTGTTGCCGAGGGTGTCCGTGACGGTCGGCAGGACGGAGAGATTTTGGAAACGCTCAAGCACGGTGCCTGGAGTTCCCGAGAACAGACCGCCCTTGTCGATCACGACGAGGTGGAACTCGTCATTCGCACCGCCGAGATTGCTGACATACTCCGTGGTGGACGGCACACGGTCGAACTGATCGCCGTAGTCCCAATCGCTGAACTGAACGCCCGCAGCGGTGTATCCACCCGTGCTGTTGGCAGTAGCCGATCCGCAGATTTGGACTTGGAGGCTGTTGCCAATCGCACCAGGATACCTAGCCGTGAAGGCTCCCAAGAGGGTCACATCGGCAAACTCGACCTTGTCATCGTTCTCAATGAGGCAGTTTGCGGTCGAGGCGGTCGATCCACCCATCGTGTACGAGAGAGGATTGGCGTTCACCATGCCGCCGACCTTGGAACGGACGACCTGAAGGTTGTTGCCATAGCCGAGGAAGTTGGCGGCGGAGAACCACCATTCGGCGTTCCCATCGTCAGGAGTGCCAAAGAGTTGAACGAGGTTGTTCTCGCTGTCAACGAGGATGCGCTTGTTGCAAGGTCCCCAATTGAAGAGTCCTACGAATCCCGCATTGGTCGAAGCGACCGAGGGGACGATGGTCGTCAGATCCTTCTCCGTAACATTCACGCCTGGGCTGAGTTGGAATGCCATTTCTCTTCTCTCCTTGGTAGGTAACGGGGATATTTAGCCGCTAGAGGATTTCACTCCCGCAAGACCTCGTCGGCATCGTCCATCCAAGACCTGCTCCTCTTGGATTCCTTGGGCTTGAGGGCGGGTTCGCTTGACAGCATCCTCGCCGCCTCGACCAACTCGTCCTCTCCCATATCCATGAAGCCGAAGGGAACCATGTCCTCCTCCAACTTCTTGATCTTCTCGTCGAAGAGCCGCTTGCGGACATCTAGGTTGACCAAGTCCTTGAAGTACTCCTGCGTGGTCAGCCACCCGAACATGACCAAGGTGGCGATCAGGTCGTCGTGGTAGCCCTCGGTCGCCTCGTATGACCCCGCCTTGAGGATGTAGGTCGAGATTTCAGCGATGATGTCGAAGTCGTTGACGATCAACTTGTCCGATTCGATCATCTCCTTCAGGATCAGGCACCCCGTCTTCTTGACCTGACTCGACATCTTCACGCCGCCGTACACCCTGCCCCCGCCGAAGCCCTCGCCCACCCGCTGACCCTTCTTGCCCTTGATGGAGATGCTGATCACATTCTCGTATTCGAGTTCGTCCTTGAGGATGTCCGACACCTGTTGTCCCGTGTCGTTGATCTCTATGAGGCAGTACGCCTCGTTGTACTTCGTGGCTATCGTCCTGATCATCTCGGGGAAGATCGGGACGGGGATGGTGTTCGAGCGGTACTTGGCGACCACCTTGTAGGGGACGGCGGTCACATCCACGACCGTTAGGGCGTTGTAGTCCTGACCGATTGAGCGGGAGGAATCCACGCAGGTGGCGTAGATGTGACCCTTGATCGGATGCTCGTAGACCGCAAGACCGTCCTCAGTCTCCAATATCGGGGTGGCGAAGGCGAGGGCGGCGATCTTGGAAGCCCTGATCAGGGTTTCCTGCGACCCGAGGAACTCGCACTCGTACTCCGACATCCATTGCCGCTCGGAGGTGTTGGCGATGGTCGTCTGCTTGAACCTCTCGTCACGACCTGGAACCTGCCACCAATGCGCCTCGACCGCCTTGAACTCGCTCTTCCCGTTCTTGGCGTTCTGCCACATCTTGTAGAACAGGTTCAGCCCGTTTGGGGTGGAGACAAGCACCGTCTTGGAGGTCTTTCCCGAGGTGATCGTCGGGTATACCGATGCGAAGAACTGCTCTGCGATCTGATCGGGGACGAAGGCGAACTCGTCTAGGAGGAGGAAGTTGTACGCCGAGCCACGGACGGCGGAGGACGAGGTGGACGAGCAGATGATCTTGGAGCCGTTCTCCAAGGTCACCGAGGTCTTGTTCCATTCCTTCACGCCCTGTTGCAGCCACTTCGGCAGGTTCTCGTAGGCGATCTTGACCCTGTCCATGATCTCGGTCGCCGTCTTCAGTTTGTTGGCGAGGATCGCAGCCTTGTAGTCCGAGTTGAACAGGACGAGGTGCAGGATGCAGGACACCAAGGTGGTGGTCTTGCCGCTCTGACGGGGAATCTTGCAGATGACGAATCGGTTGTCGAAGACCGACCTGACGATCTGCCTCTGCCAATCGTACATCGTGAACGGAACTAGACCGTGGTCGATGGTCACGACCTTGATGTAGTTCTCAATGAAGTGGACGGGGTCTTCGGAACACTTGATGTATTCCTCAAGTTGCTCCTTGGTGAACTCCTGCTGGACATACTCGCCCTTGAGGAGCGGGTTGCCCATGTATGTCTCATGGTCAGTCGCCCTTGTCACCCGCAGCCTCCTCGCCGTCCTGAATCGCCTTCCGCTGCGCCTTGATCATCTTCTGCAACTCGGCGGTGCTGCCCACATAGATGGAGTTGTTGGTCACATTCGTGGTCTTGTTCGTGACCTCCTCCCTGCGGATGTCCTTCATCCTGCGGTGGAGGTCGATCAGCCGTGTGTTCGCCTCAAGGCTCGACTGCACCAACTGCGCCACGACCTCGTAGGCACGGGGCTGTTGGCTGTCACGGGCGAGTTCCACGATGCCCTCAATCGCCTCCTGCGACTTCTCAATGAGGCACTTGAGGTTCCTGCGCACCTCGGAGTAGTCCCTGTCGGCATCCTGCGCCGTGTACCCGCCCGTGCGCACGGGAAGCACTTCCTGCACGGGTGCGCCCACGGGCACGGGCGAGGGGTCGATCCCCAATGTCCTTGCGATGTTCATGTCGATGTCGTTCACTCCGTCCTCCATCATGTTCCCCAAGGTGTCGGCGGGTACTCACGGATGAAGACCTCGGCATGGGTGGCACCCGCCCCCGTCCATCCCGCCGTGAGGGACGGCGCATAGCCGCCCGCAGTCATGCCCGCCGCAGCCGAAACGCCCACATCGGCGTACTTCTTGATGTCGGCGGTGTCCTTCCCGAAGTCCTCTATCCTGTAGATGTTCACATCCGAGTTCAGGATCACGGGTGCCGTCTTGATCGGTCCGTAGAGGTACATCTTTGCGCTGAACTGAAGGTTGGCGAAGTTGATCTTCCTCGTCGAGTAGTCGCCGTAGGAGCCATCGTCGCCCTCGGTCAGCGAGACGGACGAGAGGACGATGGGGATGTCCACATCCATGTCCATCCCGTCTATCGCCTTGATCGTGAACACATACTCGGGGGTGAAGTACGGGATGATCTGCTCCACGATCTGAAGCGAGTCGTCCATCGTCTTCGCCATGACACCGAGGGTCATGTTCATGTTGTACGGGACACGCTCGTACCGCCGCTTGAGGGAACCCCTGTCGGCGGCGTTGTACGCCACGGTCTGTTGGATGCTGTTCAGTTTCCTAGACGAGTCGTACTGAAGCGTGTTGATCTCGAAGGACAGTCGGGGGAGGTAGTTCTCAACCCTCACCGCCTGTTGGTCGAAGTCGGTGCCGATCCTGTCGAGCCTCCGCAGGAACTTCTGCTGCGGACCGTATGCGATGGGGACACGGATGCGCTCTATCTCGCTGCCGCCCTCGTCCCTCCTCGACACATAGATGCTGTTGAAGAGCGATGCGAAGGCGACTACGACCTTCCTGACCGTGCCGTGGTAGTAGTACTCAAGCATGGATCACGGGTCCCCGAACGGGTTGGATTCGTCGAAGTTGAAGACCGTGTCCGACTCGGTTTCGATCTGCTCGTTCTTCGCCTCGTCGAGGATGCCCATCGTGTCGTCCTTGCCGACGATTGGCGCATAGACGCTGTTGTCGGCTTTGGCTATGTAGGCGGTTGCTCCCGCTGCCGTCTCCGAGAGCCAAGTACCAACAACATCGGATAGAGATATTCGGTTCGGATTCTCATAAGAGTCATACGAGAAGACCACCGCCCTTGCAGACGCTCCCGCAGTTCCTCCCGTAGCCGCTCCATCCTCGTGTTGGTATACGAGGTCGCCCTCTGCAAAAGTTCCTCCTCCATAGAGTCCTCCCAAGTCGAGGTTGACCTTGAACCCCGTCTCGTCGTTGATTGCGTCGAGTTCGGGCACCCCCGTCTCGAAGTCCTCCTCCGAGTATTGGAACAGTTCGCAGGTGAGTTGGTACGAGTACAGTTTGCCGAGTTGGTAGAACGGGTTCTCATGCTCGACGAACTTGACCTCGAACAGACCCTTGCTGATCGGCAGGTAGAGCAGGTCGCCCTCAAGCGGTCGATCCATCCCCGTCTCACGCTTGAACCGCTTCCTAGACACGGTGAACTTCACGCTGTCCCGAATCTCGAAGCCGAACTTCGTGAAGGTGTCCCCGCCCTCGAAGGCGGTGGTCGTGTCCATGTACATCTCAATCATCTTGAAGGTGACGAAGCGTGAGTACCTCGACTCACCGAAGAGGTCGTCCCGCTTCACCAAGTCCCTAGGGATGTAGTACATCTCGTGACCGTAAATCTTGATCGCCTCCACCGTGAGTTCCTCAATGAGGTTCCTCTCGGGTTGGTAGGTCTTGCTGTTGACCCTGATGTACGGGTTGAGAGCCATGCTGTTCCTTATCCGACGATGAAGTCAACGGGGAGTTCGCCCCTAGAGATGATCTCCTTCTCAATCTCGTCCTTGTGCTGCCATGCGTCACGCATCATCGACTGTCCGTCGAGCGTGATGTCGCCAGGCAACTTGATCCCGCTGTACTTGGAGAGGTTCACGCCCCATTGCCACCGCACGAGCGTGACGCAGTACTTCTTGAGGAGGCGGTCGTTGTAGACCTCGGGGTAGACACGGGGGTCGAGGATGCGGTACGCCTCAATGATGAGGTACATCCCAGGGTTCAACTGCCGCTTGTCGCTGTCAAGGTAGAGTTTGTTGGCGACACGGCTGAAGCGGATGCTCTTGTCGGGGGAGAGGAATTGACGGAGCAACTGAAGGTATTGCTGCGTCATGTCGTACTGCACCAAGTCGATGGTGCCGAAGGTGTACAGATCGTTCAGGGCGTATTGGTAGCGCACATCGAACATGCCCACCGATTGCTGCGTGAACGGGAAGATGCGGGTCACGCTGACGATGAGGTTCTGAAGCAGGACATTCTCGGGGCAGTCGGGATCGACGCTCGTCTGCGTAGCCTCGGCATCCTGAAAGCCCGACCCATCGGCGTTCTGCGTGACCGTGTTGTCGGCGGTGAAGGAGATGTATCCGTTGTCGATGTCCGCCTGGGACAGCCTGTACTTCAGGTAGACCTTCTCGACACCGTCGAAGTGGTATTCGGAGAAGAATTGAAGGGCATCGTTGATGCGATCCTCAAGTTGCTCATCCGCTATGTTTATCTCGACTACGGGATGACCGTTTGCCCTTAGAGCGTACTCCTTCAGTTCCGCCCTCGTTGAGATCAGTCCGCTCGTGCAACTCGACATGAGGCTTTCCCCCCTTCACGGGGTATTTAGCCAAAGCCGCCGACTCGACCTCCGACTTCGCCTTGGCGACAGCCTCGGCAACGGCTACCTCCTCGACCTTCTCCTCCGCTAGGAGCCGTGAGAACTCACCGATCCTAGAGAGGTAGCGGTCGCCCTCCGCCCATGCGCCGTTGAGCGACCAAGAGCGGTGCTTCGTCCTGTAGTTCCTCCGCTGACCGTCGTAGAACATGACCACTAGGTCGCTAGGGTATTGGTACGAAGGCTCAAGCCGCATGAAGGTGGAGAGGGGAATCTCCATGCCGTCGAGGTAGATGGTGTCCCCGTAGTGCTTGAACATTACTGAATCGGAATCTGCGTGTTGTTGCCCTTGATGGCATCGCCCAAGGTGCTGTCCACGATTGGGGTGAACGCCGTCCTGTCGTAGGTGACGACGATCTTGGAGTTGATGCCTTGGATCGTTCCCTGACCGACGAACTTGGTCGTCTTGATGTTCGTGACGGGGTCGATTCCGCTGATGCTCGGGACACCGTACATGTCGGGGCTGCTCACATTCGAGTTGATCCCGAGGACGGCGAACTTGTTCGAGAGTACGGCATCGACGACTCCCTCCTGCAATCCGCCCTTGCCCGTGTCGAGCGTCGAGAGGATGCGGGTGAACGGTCGAATCTTGACATTCGCATTCTCCGCAAAGATGCCCGCACCGATGATGTTGGTGCTACCGACCTCAAGGTTGGAGTTGATGGCGCAGACGGAACCCTTGTTGCCGACCAAGGCGGTCTTGCCGCCGTTGACGAGGTCGTGCGTCAAGGTCACATTCGTGGCGTTCTCCGCAATCACGGGGATCGCAGTATGGGAGATGACGGTTCCCTCTACCCTGCCGTTCGCACCGCTGTCGAGGGCGAATCCGTAGTACGAGTTGCTGACCGCACAATGTCCGAGCGTGATCGAACCCCCGTTGTAGGCGTGTGCCGCAACGGGATAGCCCACGATGGCGCAGCCCTTGGCACGGACGATGCCTCCGTCCGTCTGAATGGCGGTGGCGTTCGACCATTGTCCGTTTGGGTTCGTCCCCGACAGGCTCGGATCGCTGAGGGTCGTGGCACCCGCATCGTTGACGAGGGCGATACCGTCCATGTCGGTTCCGAGGATCGACCAATCTCCGACGAATGTGCGGGTGTTGCGGTCTGTGAAGAGCGCACCGCCCTGCGAGGTCGTATGGACGGTCACACGGTACACATCAAGGGTGTTGAGGTAGTTCGTGTAGGTGTTGTTGAGGTACGCCGTCCAAGTCAACCCACCCTCGTTTCGGACATCGACGGTCATCGTGCTGCCGCTGATGCCCCTCACGACATATGCGCCCGCAACACGGTTGAAGAAGCCCGCAACTCCCGCCGTCATTCCGTCGATGGATGCGGAAAGACCGAATGCGCCCGTCAGACCGTTGGTGATCGTGAAGGGAGGCTTCACCACGAGAGCCGAACCCGTGGCGGCGACCATCGACTGACCCGTGCCGATGTTGAAACGCATGGCGAATCCGCTGACGCTCGTCGCACCCGTGGAGAGATACGAGGGCAGGATCGTGACTCCCTTGACCGTCTGCGTGACGACCGTGTTGTTCTCCGCCCCGATGTAGAGGTCACGGGAGATGTGGTTGAACCACGGCTTGTCCATCGTGTAGACGCCTGGAGTCAAGATGATGGCGAGGGGGGTTCCCAAAGCCTCCGCACCGTTGTTGATCACGGACAGGTTGTTGACCCTGTCACGGCTGATCGGCTCATTCGGATTGCTCGGCTTCGCCTCGGTCGAGCCGTAGGTGAAGGTGTACTCGTTCGGGATGTTGGCAGGGTCACGGAAGTAGAACGCACCCCTCGCCTCGGGTGCGATGCCCGTGGCACTCAGCACCGACATTCCGTAGGTGAAGTCGGTTGGGAACAGCCCATCCGTCGAGAGGTTGTACGGAGGCAGAATCCCCGCAGCGGGGTTGCCTAGGATGCCATCCTTGAAGTTGGAGGAGGCTGCGAAGTAGATTCGGTCGAGGGTCGGTTGACCGCTGAAGATGATCGGCGGCTTCGGTCCCGTTGGTCCCGTCGTTCCGTTCGTTCCGTTCGTGCCCGTTGAACCGACCACCCATCCGACGATGAAGCCCTGCGTGGTTCCGTTGGCGAAGATGTACTCGCCCACGAGGTAGCCGCCGCCCGACAGACCGAAGTTCTGCACCCCACGACCCGTGGCACCCGTGGAGCCAATCGCACCCGTGGCACCGCTTCCCGTTGCGCCTTGCGCTCCTTGGGGACCGACTTCGATCCCCACTCCCTCGAACTGACGGTGGCGGATGATCCAATTCGCCGCCACATACGGCGGCATCATGCTGATCGCCACATTGTCTGCGGTGTACGCTGCGTCGAGCGTCTCGAACGAATCCGTGGTTCGGGTGCCCGCATCAATCGTGCGGCGGGTTCCTGCACCACCGCTACCCACCGACTGCGAGGCGTAGTACTTGTTGTTGTGGTCGGGAATCTCGTCCGTGGTGAGGAGGTGCGTGTCGTCTCCACCGATCTGACCACGGTTCAGTTCCGACAGACCCGACGAATAGCCCACGCCGAACACGGTACGACCCCGCATGTCGGGGATGAAGAACCGCTGCGAGGTGTAGCCCGAAACCTCTCCCGTCGAGAGCGATTGGACCGTGACGATGCCGCTAGGCGAGGCTCCGAGGAAGTTGACAACCGAGGTGCCTGGGTATGCCGAGCGGAATTGGAACCTGACCGTTCCCGAGGAAGCCGCCGTGAGGCTTGCCACGGCATAGTCGTTCGTGCCGCCCCATCCGATCTTGTAGTCCTTGTAGGTGTCGTTGCCGTAGGCACTCACGAGTCCGTGCGCCGAGATCGGCGTATAGTCCTCGTGACCCTCGCTAGAGAACGAAATGACGATGTCACGGTACGGGTTCCCACTTGGTCCCGTGGTAGAGGATGCGATTCCCGTGACCCTGTACTTGTCCCCCACTACTCCGTAGAGGGTCGAGTAGTCAACATTGTCGGAGGGATTGGCTGCGGTCTTGCGAACAGCCTCGCCGTCACACATGCGCCAAGTCGAGGGAACCGTGTACTGACTGCCCGCCCACGGGAGCATGGTGCCCACGGGACTGAACACCGATGCCGAGGAACTCGCTTGAGAGAGCGAGTTGACCACCACAGCCTTGTTCGAGTTCGTGGCGACGAGGACAGGCTGCACATACGACAACCCATCCGAAGGACGCTGCGCCGCAAGGTATCCCGAGTTCGTCGGGGACAGGTAGTAGACCGTTCCTGCGGTGAGGCTCGTGTTGCCGTCATCGACATTCAGGCTGTAGCCCGAGAAGTCGATGTCGCCTTGATACACGACCGTTATGGTCTGATCCCCGATCTCCTCGACCACACCGACCGTCTGACTGCCGCCGAGACTGTTCGCACGACCGAGTGCGAATCCCGTCACGCCGCCCGTGTAGGTCACGATGCTGCCGACCACGAACGGATGCCCGAGGGGCACCGTCCAAGTCTTGAGTATCCTGCTGCCCCTGACGCTGCTGCTCTCGGTGGGGAAGATCGGGATTGCGCTGAATGCCATTAGTGGTAGTTCCTCATTGGGCGGCTCCCACTATTTAGCGGCTGTCAGCCGCCCTCTGACAGAAGCGCATCGGTGGAGAACTTGAGGTTGGCTTCGATGCGCTCCCTCTGATCCTCGGGGAACTTCTTGTCGTTGAGCAACTGACCTCCCGCAATCCTCGCCTCACGGTAGTTGCCCGTCCAATAGGCGGCGATGGCGAACTCGTCGAGCAAAGCCCATTCGTAGATGCCCTGACCCACGAAGAGCGCACCCTCGGGGTATCGAATCTTGAGTCCCTGCTTGGCGAAGCGGTAGCCTTGGTCGAAGCGGCTGAACGCACGGCAGAGACGAGCCGCAGCCCACAGGCTCTCCGCCCTCCAAGGGGCGACCTGATACGCCTTGAAGTAGAGTTGAATGATGTTGTCCACGGGCTTCTCAAGGATTTCCATGATCCGACCCGCCTGATAGAGCGAGTAGAAGACCTCCTCGTTCCAACCGCCCAAGTCAGCCCTCTTGAGGTAGGCTTCGAGGGACTTCTCCCATTGCTGCGAGTCACGGTAGGACTGAGCGAGGTAGAAGTGGTAGCGGTTGAAGTCCTTCTCCTCGACCGTGCCCGATGCAAGGGCTTCCTCGAAGCGGACGGCATCCTTCTTGTACTTCTCGGGATCGCTCGACCGTGCGCCGTCCTGAATCGGGGTGTTCATAAACCCACGGGCGAAGTCACGGGTTCCGATGGGATCGTGGCAGTCCACATACTCGTGGAGGATGCCACGGTAGTAGAACCGCTTCTTGTTGCTCGTCAGTTGGGGACGGTGGTATCGGGTCTGACCGAACTGTGCGAAGATGTTGTACAGGTCGGCGGTGAGGTTGTTCTTGAAGGCGATGGGGTCGAAGCCCTGCTCGAACACGAGGATTTCGTCTGCGTCGATCATCAACGCATAGTCCGTGTCCGTGGCTTGGGCGAGACGGAGTGCCTCGGAGCGGTTGTAGCCGAAGTCCTTCCACGGAATCTCATGGAGTTCGCCGTCGATGCCGTTGCGCTCGAAGAAGTCCTTGATCTTCTGCTGCGTCCCGTCAGTCGAACCCGTGTCCACGATGACCCAATGGTCGATCACGGGAAGCACCGAGGCGAGGCACCTTTCGATGACATGCGACTCGTTCTTCACGATCATGCAGAGCGTGATCGTCTTGTTCCTGTTGGCGGTCGGGGCGAAGGTGGGGGCAGAGACGGGGGCGGCGGGGGCAAGCGTGGCTTGGCTCATTGCGATGCGTTCTCCATTGCAAAACGGACTGTGCCGTTATGTATGGAACCCGCCCGAAAGACCCGCCCAAAACTCACGGACTCACGGAATTTTCGTGATCTCGGGGTAGACCGTGATCATGCCCTGCACCTCACGGGTGACGCTTGCGCTGCCGTTCAAGTGGAGTTCGAGGTCGTAGAACCAAACCCCGCCCTTCACGGCTGCGGTGGCGGTCGCACCGAGGCTGACCGTGACCTGACCCGTGGTTCCCGTGATCGCAGCGTCGAGATTCACCGCCGTGGAGGACGAGTAGAACTTTCTCATCTGCGCATAGGCGGTGTATCCCGTCGAGATGTCGAGGGGATAGCCGTCCGTCCCCTTCACCGTGTGGGTGAACGAGAAGTTGGCTCCCTGATCCATGTCCCTGTTGATCGTGACCGCCATTAGTCGATCCTATATGCGTGAACCAAGACGCTGCAATTTGAAAAAGTTCCTGTAAGAATTCGTATCACACCGTTCGTAGTCTTGTTTACAAACGGAGTGAAGGTTGAATATGTGTCGCCACCTGGAGTGTTTCTCACGGAGATGTAACCGTTCCATGTGCCTGCACCTTTTACCGCTATGTCGGTAGTGTTGACTATTGCAAAAATCCCATTTGAACTTGCCGTATTCGCTGGCATTACAACGGTGCCTCTGTCATCGGGACCATCGAATGTTCCATTCCACACCTGAACCGCAACAGTACCAACAGTATCAACAGGCCCCAATCGCAATTCACCGCTCGGATTGATCAGAACGCTGTTGTTCGCAACAGTTGAGTTGTATGTCGGAAGCAACTTCGGCAACCTGTACTTGATGCTGCCGTTTCCCTTGAGATCCGTGTCCTTCCTAGAGATCAGAAGAGCCGTGTCCTCGGAGTAGACATATCCATCACTCCTACCGTTGATGTTGATGCCGACTCGGAATTCATGCTCCCCGAGAGCCGCATTCAGCGCAACGCCATCCGCACCCAACGCACCTCCGCCTCGTTGCGAGAATCCGATGCTTGCGGTGAGCAGAGCCAGACCTTCCTCGGGTGTCAGCGTAGGATGCTGACTGCCGTAATGGGAAATCCTTCCCCTATTATCATTGTTCGATTCTTCACCGACACTTCCCGTGGGGCTGAACAAGACGATGGTCGGCACTTCAGACAGAAGCCTGATTTGTCCTGAATTGTAATCCACATCAGGTGAATTGTATCGGACTCCATATTCACCCCATTCCTTCTGTGGATGGACAGAAGGAGTGACCATAGAAAGAACTTCAAATCCATTACTGCCCGTCACCGTCAGTTTATTACCCAACCGTGAGGCATATTGGACATCAAGACCACCATCCACGACCACGACGCTCCCCGTCACCTGTAGCCCGTTGCCGACTCCGAGGAATCCCGAGGTCGAGTCGTCGCTCTCCTTGCTCAACGCCTGTGCGTTCGCACGGAACTGCTCACGGTCAGCCGAGTCGAGCGTCCTTGCCGCACCTGCACCCGTGGTGTGCGGGATGTCGTAGCGGATGTACGAGTTGTCGTGGTTGTGACCCGTGATGATGATGGCGGGAAGCGTCTTGACGCTGCGGATCACCCAATACATCGACACATACGGAGGCATGATGTCGAAGGGATTCGGCTCGGTGCCCGTTCCCGTGACGGTGGTTCCCGTCTGTGCGGACGAGGAACCGTACCTACCCGAACCCGTCTGAACCGTGGAATTCAAGTTATGGCTGTGCGGCGGGAGGTTGTCGGCAGCAAGCACGACTTCGCTATCACCGCCGATGTTTCCAAGCGAGATCGACGGAGTGACCGTGCCGCTGCCCGCAAGTCCATCACCGAACGAGGTTCCGAACACCGTCCTGCGGCGGAGATCGGGGAGGAAGAACACAGAACGACCCGAACCCGACGAGACGGTGCGCCCGTAGACCTTCAGCGAAGTCCCCGCAGCAAGCGAGGTGAACGCAGACGAGTCGATGGTCACCTCACGGGTCACCGTATCGACGGCAGTCACCAAGGCATCGACCGATCCCGTACTCCAAGTGATCTTGAGGGCATCGTCCACGGCGAGTCCACGAGTATCGTCCGCAACCGTGAGAACGGAGGAGTTGACGACCGTGCCGACTGCATAGTAGGTGTGGGCGATAGCCTCGAACAGGTCGGGGACGCTGTTCTGCTCATAGGCGGCACCATCGCACATGAGCCAACCCTGCGGGATTCCGCTCGTCAGACCCGCATAGGGCTGAATGCTGCCGACAGGCGCAACGGTCGGCAGGTAGACGAGATCGGTCGGCGTACCGCCACCGATGACTGTTCCCGCATATGCGGTGACATATCCCTTGTCCCCATCGGTGGCGAGGAGGACTGCCCTGCGCACCTGCCCGATGGTGAGCGCATACGCACCTCCGTCAGGATTCGTGATCAGACCTCCGCCCACGGCGGCACTCAGGTAGTAGACATTTCCCGTGACAAGCGGCTTGAGGGCATTGATCCTCGCACCCGTGAGTCCCGTGATGTATCCCTCGCTCAGGACGGAAATCCTGCTGCCGTGGACAGTCTCGACCATGCCGAAGACCTCGGCTGCGGCGACCGTGTCCGCCTTGGCGAAGGTGAGAGAACCGTCGCTAGAGATGCGGACGACATCGCCCACGGCGAATCCGCTGTTGGTGACCGAGAACACCTTGCGAACGCCGTCCGCACGGATGAAGTCCTCATGCACACGCCCGTCCGTGAGGGAGACGGGAATCGTCCATGCAGTAGCCGCCGTAGATGCGTGTGCGCCGTCGAGTTGGTCGGCGTTGAACCGCTTGACCCAAGCATAGACGGTGGAGTTCGGATAGGTTGTGCCCGTGCTTCCGATGGCGACGATCCCGAAGGTGACACCCGCAGCACCCGCAGGGCTGTGTTCCATCGACAACTCGCTGCCGACCGCAAACTTCGAGTACGACGAACCTTGACCTTGGAAGGTGAAGGTGTTGTTCGTTGCCGAGTTGTAGCCCACCGACGAGAAGCGGGACGAGATGATCGAATTCGCCGCTCCCGTCACTCCGAGGTTGGTGTTCGCCATGAAGGCGTTCCAAGTCGAGAGCGTGTCGGGTGTCCTGTAGTTCCACAGGAAGGTCTTGTCGCCCGATGCGCCCTTGATCTCGACACCTGCGGGAGTGAGCAGTTCGTCGCTGTAGTAGTCGGTGTGTTCGGCGGGACTGCTAGTGACGGTGAGGACGCTAGTGACCGCCGCACCCGTGACCACCAACTTGCCGCCGAGGACGAAGTCGCTGACCCCTCCGACCGTGAACGAATGAATCTGAATCGAACCCGTGGTGCTAGACCCCGACGACCAATTTCGCACGGTTCCGATGGTCGTTGCGTTCCCCGAGGAAGGAATGCCGCTGTCGATGTAGTAGGCGGTCTGCCCACCGACGAACGACTGAGCGGTGAATCCCGAACCCGAAACCACGAACTCGGAATATCGGTTCAGGGCGAGTTCGATGACCTTGTCTTCGATGCGGAGATCGTTCGAGTCGATGTACGAGACGGTCGAGGCGACATTCAGGTTGCCGATGATGTTCACATCGCCTTGGATCGTGAACGAACCGTTGCCCGAGGGACCGAAGGTGACCACGGGCGGAAGCATCCTGTTGGCAGTCGTCCGCTTCGGGGTGCCATATGCGCCCTGCCTAGTGTCGCTCTTGTCCGAGACGATGATGTAGTCGTCCGTGGCAGGATTGGCACTCGCACCCGTGCCCAAGTCCCCAAGCAGGAGCGCATCGACGACGACCTTGTTGACATTGTTCGTGAACGATCCCGAGCCGATGCCCAAGCCCGCACCGACATTCACCGACATGAGGGCGTAGCCGTTGTAGTAGCCACCCGAGCAGCCCGATTCGATGAACAGACCGCTCGTGGCACCCAAGCCGATGTCGTAGATGTTCAGGGCGTTTGCAGCCTGAATGACCTCATTCGTCCTGTCGAACCAAGTCGAGAAGGTATCGGACAGAGTGAGCGGTTGGATGTTGATCAGGTCTGCTGCGGTACAGGACATCTACTCACCGTTTCCCTATGATTTCCGAGATCGCCTTTTGGAGTTCTGCGACCGTCTGTTCGAGGTTATTTATCCTCTCGGCTTGCGACTGTCTTTCCCTTTTCCGTGCCTCATACGCACGGATCGCATCCCTGTCGGTCGAGAGGAGGGCACCCGTTCTTCGGTCACGAACCATCCGTTCGTTCTCGACGGGAATCCTGTCGGGTGTCATGTGGCGATGATCCTGAGATTGCGAATCCTCGGGATGGCGGAGCCGTTCGTGTCACCGTACATGACGATCTTGACCGAGAAGGTCGTGAACTTGTCCAAGGTAGTGCTGCCGATGTTGGTGTATGACACCTCACGAAAGTCCGTATCCGAGGTCGAGATCGCCGTGTCCGTGGTGGTCAACTGCACATAGTCCACGAAATCGGAATCGTTCTCCCCGATGGGTATCGGACGCACGAAGACTTGAATGCTTGCGGCGTTCGAGTTGCCCTTCTTCGGGTTGCAGAGCGACATCGTGACCGTGACATTGTCCGCCTCGACTCCCGACTCAAGGGTGACCTTCTTGGTTATGTACCGAGCCGCCGTCCTGTATGCAGTAGCAGCAAGCGAATTCGACGGCTCCAACTCGCCGTTGTAGGCGGCATTTCCTCGGGTCAGGTTCGTGTTGTTGTTGACCGTGTTGCTGATTGCGACGATGCTCGACCTGTGCAAATCGAACACAGGCGACACATAGCCATCGCTGCTTGCCGAGAGGGTCGCCGTCACCGTGCCGAATCCCCCCACGCTCGTGGACGAGACAAGAGACAGATAGCCATCGCTCGGGATGATGTTCCTGTTCGGCACCAACTGCGAATAGGTCGTATTCGGGCTAGTGGCGATGCTTGCCGAATACGAGATCGTGCTGCCTTCGGGTGCGAAAGCGGCGGCATTGAGCCTGAACTCATTGGCATTCAGCGAGGAGGAACCACTTGCCGCATCGTTTCTGAATGCAACGGTTCCCGACGAGGTGAACCTACAGAGGTTGAGCCTCATGGCGAGAGTCTCGTTGTCGGTCTTGGTCAGTTTCCCACCGTTCGATGCCTTGAACAGCGACCGCATGAACGGTTGTTTCGCCACATTGATCTTGGGGTCTTCCTCCGAAGCCCGCAGGACGCTCGACCCGATCTTGCCCATGAAGACCGAGAAGTTGGGTGAGTTCGTGGATACGCAGATTGCATATTCACGACCAGGCAGAAGATACACAGGTGTGGTGAACGCAAAGTTGGTCTTGTCGCCGCTACCCGAGGAGATCAGCGTGGCGGTGATGATGCTGTTCGAGTACAGGGTGGACGATCCGAACGGCAACACCTTGGACGGATGGGGATAGCCCGAGATCGTCGGACGCACCTGCACCGTCACAGGGATCGTGGTGAGCGTGTCCTTGGCGGAGAAGTACAGATCGACCGACTTGAGGAAGACACCCCTCGGATACCGAACGGGGTCGATGTAGACCGTCTGCGCAAGCGGGTCGCTGTAACCCCTGATCTCCCCTGCACTCGTCAGGATTTCCGAAAGGTTGGAAATAACCTTCTCGGACTTGACCGACTTCCTGCGGGTGTCAGGCAGACGGGTCGAGAGGATTCCGTCCTCGGTGACCGAATCGTATGCACCCTCGACTGCATATGCAGCCTCGGCAAGCATCGTCCATGCCGCTTGGTTGTCGATGCTCGTGCCGTCCGTGATCCTCACGCTGTGGCGACCGACTAGGAAGTTCTGCTCGGAATACGAGCCGATCTGCGGCGTGTTGAAGGGGAAGTAGACGGTCGCCTCGCCCTTGGCATCGGTGTATTGGCTTGCACCCGTACAGTACGCCGTGACATCGACATCGTCGCAGTAGACACGGTAGGCGGTCGAGGGCTTCAATCCCTTGGCGGTCAGCGTGAGGGTCTTCTCACGGGCGATTGGGAGGACATCCCTAGCGATAGTCCTGTTCGCCACCACCTTTTTCATCGCCTCGGGGACGATGGAGGCGTTGATGCTCGACACGGACAGACCCTCGGTCTTCGCCGTGAGCAACTTGTTCCTGACGAGGTTGGGCTTCGAGTTCTTCTCGTTTGCATTCTCACGCCCGAACCACATCGCCTCCCAATCGTTGTATCGGGTTCCGAAGCCGTAGTTGGCGTTCTGCTCCCAATTGTCGTTCTCGCCCTCGACATTGACCCGCACCTGCGGCTGCTTCGTCGTGTCGAACCATGTGTCGGCTGCGGGGGAGATGGACAGGGTGCCGAGGTAGTTGATGACGCTGAACGGGTTGATCGCCGTGGAGTCGCTCGACAGGAGATGCGAAATCTCGGGGGATTCCGTGAAGGACAGGAGGTACACGCCGTCAGAGGTAAGACCCGTGACATTCGTGGTGCTTGCCGAGGTCAGCCCGTAGGAGCGGGGCGTGAACGGAGGACGCAGTTCGTTGCGCTCGTAGTCGATGCTTGCGGCGAACATCGGATCGGCGTTGTCAGCGACCGTGTGACCCTTGAACTGATCCACGAGGATGCCCTTCTTCGGCATCTCGTCACCAAGCGTGTCGAGAACCTTCTTCGCCTTCGCCTCCTGTTCGAGGAGGCTGAGGGTGGTGTAGTACTCGACCGCTTCGATGCGCTTCTCAAGGTCACCGATGTCACGCATCGTGTAACGCTTGTTCTCGACATACCGCACCGACACATCGTCGCTGTCGAAGGTGTACGGGTTCATCCTGACCGTGTACAGCGACATTGCGTTCGGATCGTCTGCGGGGATGTCGCCGTTGATCGACGGAATGCCCGAGACGATGGCGAACCTGCGATCCCTCGTCAGGACGATCTTGTCCGTGCGGGGAAGGTGGTGCGTATAGGTGAAGTCGTCGTCGTTGGCGGAGGTGTTCGTGGGAATCCACGGAGTCGCCTTGATCTTGCCGTCCGTGTCACGCACGGGACGGAAGTCGATGCAGTCACGCAGTTGGTAGACCGTGCCCGTGGTGCGGCTCGTGTAGGCGGGGATATCCTCGTAGTCGGGATACGACTTGACCGAGAAAGGACCACGGTTGCTGTCATGGGCGTAGTGACGGAAGGTGGCGAGATAAGGTCCCGTAACACCCGTCACGCCCGCATTCAGGGTGAGCCTCGACCAATCGTAGTGCGAGTCACGCTGACCGCTGTCGAAGGTGAAGTACGAGAGGAGGTTCTGCGCCGTCAGACTGCCCTTGCCGCCCGTCAGGGAAAGGACTTCGATGATGTCGGCGTATCCATTCAGATACAGGGTGTCGGAAGTCGTGCCACGGAAGTCTCCCGTCAGAGCCGAACCCCATTGACCCGTAAGCGTCAGGCTGACGGTCGTGTCCGTCTTCGTGCGGCTGAACATCGGGGTCTGCGAGACATCCTGCGTGGCGACGACATGGAGCGTCTTGCCGCTGCTCGTGTTCGAGGAAACCGTTATCGACAGTTCCGTCTCGTTGATGCCCCGTGCGGCGGTGCCACCGACCACCCGCCCATCGTTGTCAAAGACCGTCACATCGGCGTTCGGCAGCGTCACGGGCGAGGTCGTGATCGGGAACTGCAATCCCGTGTAGGCGTTGACGGTGAAGGTGTACGGGAGCGATCCCGAAACCTGCTTGGTGTAGGTGGTGACGGCGTAGTTCGCCTCGTTGAAGGCGGTGACACCCGCTCCCTCGGGAACCTGCCACAGGAGATTGCCCTGATCCTCACGCTCAAGCCCTGCGCTGCCCGTGATCGTGAAGAGATGCTTGGCAGCGGCGGTGACACCGCCCATGAAGATGCGGGTGACATCCGAGAACTCGTTCGCCGTGAGCGAGATGTCGTACAGCGAGAGGTTGTAGATCGGCGCACCGTATGGCTCGACCCAACGAATCCTCGCCGTGCCGATGGGGGCATAGGCGGCACCACTCGTTCCTGTCGAGAGAATGACCAACGGATGCTTGCTCAAGTCCGAGGTAACGCCGAAGGAATCCGTGATGCTTGAGAAGATGACCTTCGTGTACGGACCGACCGAGCGATTGAAGTCACGGGTGACCGTGCGCTCGTGTGCGCTCCCACGGGCGCACGGGAGGTTCAACTTGGTCTTGGACTGCGTCTCGAACTCGTAGCCGAAGACATAAGCCTTGCCCGAGGAGAGTTCAGCCTTGAGGACGCTCGTACCGCTCACGGCGGTCGGTCCCTTGAGGTTGAGTTCAAACGGCGTGACGGTGTAGTTGCCCGACTCGTCGTAAGTCCTGCGGGCGAGGGTGTCCTCAAGTACGGCGTAGTCGGGGTACTTCTCGACCTTGACGATGTCGCCGTCGTCGAGACGCATGAATTCGACGAAGCCCACTCGGCTGAAGTTGTCCACCGAGGAGGTGTCGGTGGGGACGAAGTCACGCTGCGAGAGCGTGAGGTCGATCTTGAAGCGGTCGCTGCCAGGTGCGGCGTAGTTGTAGAAGCCGAAGGCGGGATCGTTCAGCGAGGTGTCGTCGGTCGCCGTGACGAAGGACTTCTCGACCGTGAAGCCGATGCTAGTGGTTGGCGACTCGTAGAGCCTGACGAACGAACCCGTGCTGCCCGTGAGCGTGTATGCGCCGATGGACTGCGCCGTGTTGAGGACGAAGTAGCCCTCGACAAAGCGGACTCCACGGTCAACCGACACCACGATGCCGTCACCCACGATCTTGCCGAGGGCGGGACCCGTGACCGATGCGGTGATGCCCGAGCCGTTCGATGCGGTGGCGGAGATGACATCCCCCGCCGTGAAGGTCGTGCCGCCGTCCATGTACTCGAAGAACAGGACGCTGTACTCGTCGTTCGAGTCGTCAAGGATGTCCTCGGCGTGGACGATCCTCGCCTTCGCCTTGCCCGAAACCGTGGCGACCGTGCCGATGAAGTCGGTGGGATCGACCGCTGCGCCCAATGCGACCTTGGCGTACTTGACCCTGTTCTCGCTGATCTGACCGTCGAGGACGATGCTGCCCTCGTCGAAGACATGGGAACCGAAGCGTTCGATCTGATTCTGAAGGATCGTCTGTAGTTGGGTCAGTTCCCTCGCCTGAACCCCATACCCAGGACGGAACATGAGCCGAAGGAACTTCTTGTCCTCGCTGAAGTCGTCGTAGTACGGATCGACATTGAACAGGCTTGAGTCGTATGAGGGCATCTGCTATCCACCTAGAGTTAGAAGTCGATGACGATCTTGATCTCTTCCCGCTGCTCAAGATCACGCTGAATCGGCTTCATGTTCTGTATGTAGAGGACTTCACCCGACCTGTACTTCAGTTCGCCCTCGTGGATGACGCTCGTCACCGTGGCGATGTCCGATCCGTAGGCTGCGGTCATTCCCGCACGGAAAGTGCCCTGCGTACCCGAGACACGCAGCGTTCCCGTGGTTCCCGCACCTGCCGTGACCCAATCCATGACATATCCGTTTGCGGAACCCGTCGATCCGACATGGAAGTCGATGAACGAATCCTCGGGGAACGATGTGGAGGTGAAGTTGGTCGTGCCGTCATACGCCATGACGAGGGAGGTGGTTTGGTCATAGGCATCCACGCCCTCCCTGATGACGGTGTCGATGGCGGTGATCTGACCGATGCCGCTCAACCCGAACGAGAAGTCATCGAAGAACTGATCGCTCTGCGTGACCCTCTCCCCGACCTTGAACGAACCGATGGGGTTCTCGACATAGAGGAAGCCCGAGATCAGGGTTCCCGCCTGTGGCTCCCACGCATAGATGTCGCCGCTAGCCCTCGACGGCGGCGTGGAGGTCGAGTAGTCCCCGATTCCATGAACAAGGTAGCCCTTCGTGAAGTCGTTGGCGGAGACGCTGAACTGCGATCCGATGGGGGAGAGCGTGAGCCTGACCAAACGCCTCGACTCGGTTCCCGCAACCGTGCGTTCGTCCACACGCAAGACCGTGAGTCCGTTGACCTGCCCGCCGTACTCGAAGTCGCCGTTTTGGATGTCGGTGAGTACGAGTTCGTTCGTGCCGCTGTGACCCGTCGAACCCTCCCGCCAAGACACGACCTCGCCGTAGGCACCGCTGTATCCGCCGCCCGTCGATTGCTGCGCCGTCAGTCCCTCGGTGAACGATCCGCTGACTCCCGCTTGGAAGAAGCGGAGCCTCACCTGCTTGTCGGCAAGAAGAGGATTGAGGATGAGCGAGAACTGACGGAATTCGTTCGCTGCGCTGACCTTGCCATCCTCATCCTGCGCATATTCCTTGCTGATCATCATGGACGAGCATCCCAACTCCCTCACGGGATTGGAACCATGACCCCCAGGCGGCGACATCACCGCCGTGGCGAGGCTGTCCAAGTTGACCTTCGCTGTCGGCACGATCAGTCCCTTGACGAAGTCGAGGGTGGCGAAGGTGTAGTCCTGACCGCCATCCACCAACTCAATCGAATCGACCAACCTCCTCGTCTCGAAGAAGTCCGCACAGGCGGTCGCACCGCCGACCGTGAAGTCAGCGGTCGCACCGAACCTGACGGTGACCTCCGCCGCAGTCGAGTACGGGTTGTAGGTGTTGTCGTATGAGGTTCCGTCACCGACCACCGTGATATTCGGCACGATGGAGAATGTGCTTGGGGTGCCTCCTCCCGAGAGGCTGACCGAGAACGGAGAATCCACGGAGACGAACGCCGCACCGCCAACGCCCGATGGAGTGAAGGTGGCGATCCTCCTCCGCTGCCCCTGCCCGTGACCGCTGTCGATGGAAAGCACCATCTCGTTGTAGTAATCGGGCTTGAGGATCAGGCTCGGAGAGGTCATCGTGAGTCCCGTCGCACCGACAGGGACATTGGTGACGATTGTGTTGGTCGCACTAGGGAAGACGCAGGAGTCGGAAACCACAAACGGCTGCACATCGGGGTCGATCTTGATGAAGGCGATCTCGCCGTCAACCGCCGCCTGTTGAACATTCCATTGGAGGATGCGCTCGTCGTTGAGCCGCAGGTAGTCCACGAACTCGACGGGCATGTAGCCGATGCTGTCCCCCTGCGTCTTCGTGAGGAAACCCCTCTTGGACTCGGGGATTTGGTACAGGAACTTCCATCGGTAGCCGTCCGACAACTTGCGGATTTGGCTATCCGTGTGCGTGGGTGCTACTAGCGATGCCGCACCATTTGCGTTGTCGATGCACTTGTAGACCCGCTCCTCGTCAACGAGGACATAGAACGGGGCGGGATCGAAGTCATCGAACAGGTCGAGGTCGTCCCTGTATGCCGTGTAGACCACGGACGGTGTCCAATCGTACCTGCGCACCACGAGCGAGACATCCGAGCGGTCGATGCGCTTGTGAGCGAACAGACCCCTCCACAGGTCGGTGTCGTCCCTCACGCTGTCGGTGCTTGCGGGGGGATTCTCATCCGTCCCCGCTCCACTCCATTGGGTCACCTTGCCGATGGAGAGGAAGAGGTTCTTGTCGTCCGTGTCCCCGTAGACGGAGAAGAGCGTGTCGGCAACAAGCCTCTTGTGATTCTGACGGAATGGGTCGCATGAGCCTGGCATTGCTTGTTATTTAGAGGGTGTGTCCGTCAAGACGGCGGCACGAACTCGTATCCGAAGATGACTACGGTCTGCGTCCCGCTGACCAAGCGACCCATTGAGTCGATGAACTCCAACTTGAGGATGTGCAGACCGTTCGAGACATTCGGGAACGACACGCTCCTAGCGTTGAGGCTCGTGGTGATGACCGTCCTGTTGTCCAAGGTCGCCTTGATTTGGCTTGCACCGATCTGCGGCAGGGAGAGGTTGCCCTCGTTGGCGACATTGAACCTCACGATGGCGTTTCGGTAGAAGTCGTAGTCGCTAGGCAGCGTCCCCTCGGGAATGGTGGCGTTGTTCAAGGTCGATCCCGATGTCGGGGCGATCATTGAGAACTGCGGCAGGGCGGGCGACACGAACGACTCGTCACGGCAATCGAACTCCTGCCCCGTCCTCATGGTGAAGAACGACCTCGCCGTCAGTTTCCTGAACTGCGAGTTCTCGTCGTAGTCGAGGAGGGCGTACTTGAAGTCGTAGGGTTCCCTGTAGAGTTCGCCACGGCAGCATGAGCCGCAGCAAGCCGTCTCGGTGCCATCCGCAGCCGTGGTTCCCGCAAGCATGGCGATCCACTCGTCCACCCTCGACTGACCATCGGGATCACGGGCGAATGTCCACTCGCCCCAATTCTGAAAGTCCGTGAGTTGGGTGTTCCAAATCTTGGCAATGTGGCTTTCTCGGCTGACCTTGCGGTTCGGATGCTCATAAATGATCCAAAACGGATCGGCATTCTGAAAGCCCGTCAATCCGAGAACCCCGTCTGCGGTGGCACCGAACGGGATGTTGTTGGAGATTGGGTTGCCGACCACGGCATACCCATCACCCACGCCTCGGATGTACGGATCATGCGCCGTTGGGTTGTATCCCGCCGCAGTCATTCCACCCGTCACACCCGTCATAAACCATGTGGACAGGTCATCGAAGGTTTGGAATGTGTACGGGAGATAGTGCCCGATGATCGGCACCTCGTAGGAAACGATAGCCGATGCGTTCGCCAAATCCGCATGGCTGCATCGCTTGATGAGGATCGAACCGAACATCGCCGTGCCCACGGGGTGGATGAGCCGCCGCACGATCTCACGGTATCGGTCGATCACGACCTCACTCTTCAGGACATACGACCAATTCTGATAGTAGTGGTTATCCTGAAGCACCTTGTTGGTCGAGAGCCGACCATCGTTGTTCGCATAGAAACCCACGGACTGCGCCAAGGCACCGACCGTCACCGTGCCCGAGAACCCCGTTCCCTTCAAAGACACGATGGACACGCTCGGCGCAGTCTCGTAGTTGATGCCGTAATCCTCAATCGTGATCTTTCGGACGCTGCCGACGCTATCGACCTCGGTGACCGTTCCCGTTCCACGCTGTCCGCTGTCGCCCGCTGCGGGGGTGAAAGTCACCCTCTCGCTCACCTGATAGTCCGAACCTCCGTCCGTTATCGTGACCGACGAAATGAGGCTGTAGACCTTCACCTCACGGAGGGTTTCCGACCCGTCCGTGAATTCGATGCCGAGGTTTCCCGCTTGGAATGTGCCGTTTCGGTTCGATATCAGAAGTTCGGCTACATCGAAGTTGCCGACCTGATACACGCTCACATCCACGCAGCGGGCGGTGGCGAGAATCTTCCCGCTTGCGTTCCGCTGCACGATGTTGTTGCCCGCCGCACGGAAGATTCGGTCACCGAGCGAGTTCGAGATGCGAAGGTAGTTGTTCTGCGTCCACCGTCCCGAGGAGAGCCGCAGGATGTCCTTCTTGGGGTAGTAGAACTCGACCGAGGTGTCGTACAGGATGCGGAACAGGAATTCGTATGACTTCTCTGTGCCCTTGGCGAGGTAGAACTGACGGATGTTCTTGATCAACCTGCGGGGATCGACCCCGTTGCCCGTAGTCGGATCGACGGCAAGGGATTCGGGGAAGTCGAGGAGAAACTGCGCCTTGAACTGCTCCACGAACTGATCAAGGGTGCGGTCGATGTCCGCTATTCCCTGCATGTCGAGCGGGGAGACGATCTTGCCCTCGTTGCGCCTCAG